CAGATGAAGATCAGTTTGCTATGATTTGGACAGAAGCAAATAAAAAGTTTGACGAATTTGGTAATGACAACGTTGTAGGAACCAACGGCTTTTATCCTTATTTTGCTCCATGGACGGATCATCCAGATAGAGATGATGCATGGGCAGCAGAAGAACGTTCCAAAATTGGAGAAGAACGATTCCGTCGTGAGTTTGATTGCGAATTTTTAATCTTTGATGAAACATTAATTAACAGTGTAAAACTTGCTGAACTTGAAGGCAAAGAACCAATTCAAAATATGGGTCAAACACGTTGGTATAAAAAAATTAATCCTAAAGCAACTTATTTGTTATCACTTGATCCATCACTAGGAACTGGTGGCGACTACTCAGCCATACAGATATTTGAAATGCCCGCAATGGAACAGGTTGGAGAATGGAGACACAATCTTACACCTATACAGCAACAGATAAGACATTTAAAGAGCATCTTAAAATACATCTATGATGAACAAACTGCCGGCGGCAATGCAAATCCTACAATATATTACAGTTGTGAAAATAACACAATAGGTGAAGCAGCATTAGTTGTTATTAAAGATATAGGAGAAGAAAACTTTCATGGATTATTCTTATCAGAACCTATGAGAAAAGGACATGTAAGAAAATTTAGAAAAGGATTTAACACTACCCATAAAACAAAAATTACTGCCTGTAGTAGTTTTAAAAATGCAATAGAAAGAAACAAAATGAAGATTAATAGTAAACCGTTAATATCAGAGATGAAGACATTTGTAGCACACGGTGTAGGATACGGTGCTAAAACAGGTGAACATGACGATTTAGTCAGTGCCTGCCTACTAATCATACGCATGGCAAGTCAATTGGCTGATTGGGATCCTAAAATATATGAAAAAATGACGGAGAGAATGACCGAAGACCAGTACCCAATGCCTATATTCGTATCTGGCGGCTTTTGATAAATACTTACATGGATGCAACCAACAATATTTCAACCGATCTATTCTATAAAATTAGAAGTAGATTTACGGGTTTAAAACTAGGCGAAGCCACAGGACAGATCACAATTAATCCTGAATCTGCTCGCTTTTTTGACTTTGACTATACAGAAAGCGAAAAGAATATAGGGCACGTAAGTATTAGTTTAGCAGAACCTAATTCAATGAAGGTATACTTTTCAAGTGGTATTACCGAAGGTATGGATACGGATCAAAAACATAATTGGTATGGATTTTTAAAAGAACTTAGAATGTTTGCAAAACGCAGACTATTGGCATTTGATACTAGGGACATTGCAAAGGATAATTTAGACAAACGTGATTATGCTTTCCTTAGTCAACACTCAACGCCACAATCGGATAACGATACAATAACTAAACCCGTCGGAGAAGCAGTAATGAATGAGAGTAATCTTTATGGAACGAAAACACAAAGTTTCCAAAAGTTGGAAGACACGAGATTAATTATTAAGCACAGCAAGAAACTTGCTGATGACTTTGAACAAAAACCAGGCGATAGAAGCAGAAATATTTCTGCACTATTTGTTGAGAACCAAGACGGTGAAAGATTTAAATATCCTTTTGTTCACTTAGCAGGTGCAAGAGCAATGCAGCGACATGTGGCTAACGGCGGGTTACCATATGATGCGATTGGTGAAAGCATTATTAAGATGAGTGAAGATATTGCTCAACTAAAAAGTTTTACAAATTATTGTGTACGTAACGATCTAATGAACTCCGACACTAATTCGATCGTTGAACGCAGTAAAGCAAAATTAGATGGTTTAAGAGAAAGAATTGCAAAATTATCTAAACAGGCACATTACGAAAACTATGTAGCAGAATTCCAAGAGCCAGAGGCAATGGAAATACCAGATGATGTAATGAAAGAATACACAGAAAAATTTACAGTTAAAAACTTTAAAGAAGATATTGCTAACGCATTTCCTATCATTTATAAATTAATGAAGGAAGAAGAAACTTTAGGCTATGACGACATAGTCGGCGGGATGAGTGAGGCAAGTGAAACAGAAGAAACTGAAGAAAAAGTTTCAGAAGATCCAATGGCAAGTTTTGAAAATTGGGTTAATCAACTAGGCGAAGAATCTCCACTAACAATGGCAGACAAAGAACAAAAGTCAGACATGGTTAAAAAACTAAATGGAATGCTTAAGACAGAATTCCAAGCAGGCGTAGAAGGTATTAATGCTATTCAAAGTTTAGAAGGCATTATTGAAGATCCTAAACTAGAGCAAGATATTAAAAAGGTAGAGCCAGAAGCAGATGTTCGTCCTATGGTTAAGGCTTGGGTTGAAGAAAATGCACCAGACGTATTAGGTGAATTAGATTTTGGTGATATGGTTGATGAGCCTGCTGCAAGTGCAGCCGAAGTTGAACCACAACAAGAAGATATGTCAATGGGTATGAACAAGTACGGACTTGCTGCTGTTAACAAAGGTGGCAAATTCTATAGCATTAAAGACAACGAAATTACAGGCGAGTTTGATAGTATTGAAGAATTAAAAAATCATCAAGAAGAATTACTAAACAAGAAAGAAGAAGTTGCTGAATTAGAAGAAGCCGGTGGATATTATGGACAAATGAATGATCCAATAATGTTTAAAGGCAAAGAAGTTGATATGGACAAACTAGATTACGACATGCAAGATGTTAGTGATGGAATGTTTATGGTAAATGCTCCTGTGTATTACACAGACGGTACAGAAGTTGACGATGCAGATATGGAAGAATTAGAAGGAATGGAAGAATTTCATATGTGGGTTATGCAAGATTATATGGACCGACAAGCACCACAAGAAGGATCAGTTTCAGAAGGTGGCAATGCTTGGGATTTAGCAGTTACTACAGGAATGGAAATTATTCAAGATTGTAATGATGCAGAAGAATGTATTAAAAGACTTGAAGATGAAATTACAGGCAGCAATGAGCCAGACGAATCCTATGCAGATATGATTTACAAAGACTACATTGAAAAGATTAAAACAGACGGCTTTGATAAAGTGAGACACGAAATGGATAGCCAAGAGTTTCACGGTGATATGGCAGGCGATATTATGGATATGGAAAGTCAAGAAACTGAAGGCAATGAATTCAGTAAAAAAGTTCAGGACCTTAAGTCACAAGGTGCTAAGAAAGGCACTAAGTTTAAAACATCAGATGGTGAAGAACATACACTAGAAGGACTAGCAGAATTTATTAAATCGTTTTATGATAATGCTACAGGCACTTTTCCAAAAGGTCTAGAAGGTGTAGCAACAATGGTAGGCAAGAAGTTTGGTGAACAGGCTGAGCAGGTTGCACGTAAGATGGTAGAAAGAATGGCTCCTGCACAAGAACAAGGCGCAGAAGAACTAGAAGAACTAGAACGTATTAAACAATTAAGCAGATTTTAACATTAGACTGCGAATAAAGAAAGGATCTTCGGATCCTTTTCTTTTGGCTAAACAAAACCATTTTAAATTAAAAATAGACTTGACGGGCTAAATAAAAGAGCATATAATACATAGTATGCATTAGGCATAAAATGACATTTAATTTAGGCAAACAAAGGAGGCTACAAAATGGCATCATTAGCAGAGATCCGCGCAAAACTAGCGGAACAACAAAATCGCTCATCTGGTAATTCTACTGGAGGCGGAGACAACGCAATTTACCCACATTGGAATATGCAAGAAGGCAAAGAAGCCGTGGTAAGATTCTTACCAGACGGTAACACTGACAACACATTCTTTTGGGTAGAACGTGCGATGATCAAATTACCTTTCGCAGGTATTAAAGGCGAATCAGATAACCGTAACGTAATTGTGCAGGTTCCATGTGTGGAAATGTACAACGATGGTACTACTTGTCCGATTCTATCAGAAGTACGTCCATGGTTTAAAGATAAGAGTCTTGAAGACATGGGTCGTAAGTATTGGAAAAAGCGTTCTTACATTTTCCAAGGCTTTGTAAACGAAGATCCAATTGGTGAAGATTCAACTCCAGAAAATCCAATTAGACGTTTTATTATTGGTCCACAAATTTTCCAAATTATTAAGGGTGCATTAATGGATCCTGAGTTGGAAGAATTGCCAACAGACTTTATGCGTGGCGTAGACTTTAGAATTAAGAAAACATCTAAAGGTGGTTATGCTGATTATTCAACATCACAGTGGTCACGTAGAGAGCGTGCATTGAGCGATGAAGAAAAAGCAGCAGTTGACTCAAACGGTGTGTTTAACTTGTCAGACTTCCTTCCTAAGAAGCCAGGCGAAGTTGAACTTAAAGTAATGAAAGAAATGTTCGAAGCATCAGTAGATGGTGAAGCATACGATATGGACAGATGGGGACAATACTTCCGTCCAGCGGGTGTGTCACAACGTACAGGTGATCCAAACAAAGCTCAAAGTACTCCAGCGGCAACACCAGCGCCAGCGGCGGCACCTGCTCCAGTAGCAGAAACTGCTCCGGCTCCTGCAGCAACTACAGCACCAGTGGCTGAAGCGGCTCCAGCAGAAGGTGGCGACAGTGCTAACAGAGCACAGGACATTTTAGCAATGATCCGTAATAGACAACAATAAAGAGTTTATGAGAGTTCCGGCAAAAACCTCCTTACGGTAACCAGCGAGGTCTCTCATACTTTAACAAAGGAAAGGTAATTATGGCAAAAGCATTTGACGTAACTAAATTTAGAAAAAGTCTTACAAAGTCTATTGACGGACTTGGTATTGGCTTTAATGATCCTACAGATTGGATCAGCACAGGCAACTATGCACTTAACTATCTTGTAAGTGGCGACTTCCACAAAGGTGTTCCACTAGGCAAGGTAACTGTATTAGCAGGAGAATCGGGTGCAGGTAAATCATATATTGCTGCCGGTAATATTGTAAAATCGGCACAAGAACAAGGTATCTTTGTAGTACTAATTGACACAGAGAATGCCTTAGATGAGAAATGGCTACACGCATTAGATGTAGACACATCTCCAGAAAAGATTCTTAAACTTAACATGAGCATGATTGATGATGTTGCTAAAACAGTATCAGAGTTTATGAAAGAATACAGAGATATGGCAGAAGAAGAACGTCCTAAAGTATTGTTTGTAATTGACTCACTTGGTATGTTACTAACACCTACAGATGTTGATCAGTTTAACAAAGGTGATATGAAAGGTGATATGGGTCGTAAGCCTA